TGGATCTGGTAGAACTAGGTCAGAGTTACCCTTGACCATTCCACGGATTTCCTTAAGCATCTTTGGGTGAGCCATCCATACTGTGTTGGCTGCATCAAACTTCTTTGAGTTTTCAACAAAACCAAGAGCGTTGTTAATGTCTTCATAAGTCATTACTCCGCCTGTTTGAATGATTTGTGGAACTAGTGCCGTTGGGCTTGTTGCTACTGCACGATATAGAGATGTGTACGGCTGACCGTCATCTCCATCGCCTGCTGCTGTTACGCCAAGGCAAGCATTGTCAAACTTACGAGCAAAACGAGATGCCCATTCACGCTTGTAAACTGAAAGTGTGTCAACGAGTGAATCGTTTACATCTTCTTCTGAGATATGCATCAACTGTGCATATTTACGTGCTGTCAATACGATCTCGTCTAGAGTTGGGTTTGATGCAGGAATTTCTGCTCCTTCTGCAACCACTTGTGGTGCATCTCCAACAAAACGAGGTACTGACTTTGTGCGTGAAGCCATTGCTTCACGACGAGCATAACGTTCTACAGCAGAATTAGCAATAAGGTCTTGAATAACATTAGACCCTTGCTCTTCTAGAATGTAGCCGTTTGCCTCTGTTAAATCTACTCTTGAAATCGGCATTTTATCTCCTTGATAAATTAAATTGTTGTTAGGAAAATCGTCCAATTTACCTATAAAATATAAGGAACGTCCGTTGCCTTATTATAAGTCTATTGTACCATTTATTTGATTAAAGTTTACCTAAAATCTTACGGGCTTGAAGTTCTGTTGCAGATATTCTAGTATTTACACTAGTTGCTGCTGCAGTATCTCCTAAGCCACCAACACGCAGTTTGGCATCAAAGATTTCAGGCAAATCTTGTTTTAGCAATGCAAATTGGTCTTCAAAACCAATAATCTCATTGCCTTCATCCAGAGATAGTTGAGTAAAATCAACAAACCTTAAAAAACGACTAGGATCTTTAAGTCCATTAGACTCAAGTTTTGCCTTAACCTTTTCTTCAAGTAATCTTGCAGAAAACTTAGCAGCAATCTGGTTTGTATTTTCCAAATCTACTTCTAGTCTTTCTTTTTCTTCTCTGAATTTCTTAGCCTCAGCCTTAGCACGTTCTAGTGCACTAAGGACTGCTGCTGGATCTTCAATCTTTACTTCTTCTTGTACCGTCTGATTTTCAGATAGTTGTTGTGTCTGCTGTTCCATTTGTAACCCCTTGTTCTAGTAGTACATTATTTGTATTTGTGTTTTGTGATAAATTTGTCAAAGATGACTCTTCTGCTGCCATTTTTGCAGCAAGTTCTGTGTCATATCCCATTTCAACCAGAACTTGTTCAAGAGTAACTCCAACTACACGCTTCTTTACTGCAACTTCCCAGGCATCTAGACTTGCTAGAGATTCTGCTGGCTTCCATACAACGTATGCACCAGAATCAATACCCTGAATTAACAGAATAAATGAGAACATATCTCTCCAAGCATTACCAAATGCAACTTGGCGATCTTGAATCTTTTTAATTAGAGGTGCTTCTGCAGTACGCAATGCTTCACCACTTGGAATAGATGTTTTTTCAAAATAATGAAGTGGAGTACTTGTGATAGATGCCATTGAACGAACAAACTCTGTCACTGGCTCTGTAAACACCTTATGATCTGCTGGTGGGAATTCTCCAACCTTTGAAACACCATTAAGGTACCAAAGTTCACCAGGACCATTCTTAAGACGACCTAGATTTTCATCAACAGTACCATCTTCATTAAAGTCTTCATATTCTGCACCATTACCACCAGTTGAAAGGGCATAACGCTGTGGAGCACCCTGATAATCAACGGTAGTCATGTGTGTAGCCATTAACTTATTAATTGCATCCTGTGGACCGTAAGCATCTAAATGCTCTGGGCGACCATATTGCTTTGTTGTTCTAAAGTGAAACACTGGAATTTGATTCCATGGGTTTTCAATTGTCTCAATAAGCGTAAAACCAGTTACTGATGCAACATTTTCAATATCACCAAAAGTTGCATATTTTTCAATGCGATCTGGATAATACATGTTCATCTTTGTCATGTTTTTGCCCTCTGAATCAGTGGTTTGCCACAACTTGGCAGCAAAACGCTTAATTCTTGGGTTTTCATCATCATAAATGATTATTGTTGTAAGTGGAGAGTTGTAATCAACTGTAACTTCTCCTGCCATGTCAGTCCAGACAATTCCATAAGTATCTCCATAAATTAAAGCATTACGATGAATTTCGTTTGCATCTAATTTAAGATCATTCTTTTCCCAAATTTCATTAATGATTGCACTTTCCTGCTCATTCATTCCAAAAATATTGGCAATTTCAAGTCTATGACTTACCGCATCAATAACTGTCTTGGCAAAATTAAATCTAAAATGCTTATTGTTTTGTCTAAACAACTTTAGCCAGGTTTGTGTTGTAAAGATTTCTCCTTGAACAGCATTGTAGTATGACTCTGCAGTTAGGTAATGATCTCTACGATCTAGTATGCCCTCTAGGGCAATTTTAATATCAGACATGTTGTCTCCTTAAATAATTTACTTGTCTTGTTTCTAGTTTTATTGCTTTATTATCCAAGAAGTACAAGATACCAGATACAACTGAGTCTAATACGTCTTCATGGCTTAATTTTGGAAAAGAATACATCTGTTCTTCCAATACTGGAAAGTGTTCAGTATGTCTTACTTTTCCTTGCTGATAAAAGTTCAAAGCCTTACCTGCACGTATCTGTTTAGATAGACTTTGATTCTTTGATCTATATTTGGCTGGAATGTTTTTAAATACATCCTTCCATAGATCTCCACCTTGGTTTACTTCAACATAAAGAACACCAACATCGTAGTTGTCTACGAGTGCTGCCACTCTTGCTGCTATTTCGGATGGAGACATTTTAACTTGCTCTGCATGACGGACATAGATGTTTTCTTTACCTAGTTCGTCTACCCCTCTTGACAATACTGATATTCCAGTAAAGTCAGAAACTTTGCCCTTTGTTACTGCTGGGTCAATTGAGATTATTGTATTTCCAAAATCATCAATTGGTTCAATAACAATATCTTGATTTGTCCAGAATGTACCATCTGTGTTAATTGGGCGATTCATGTAGTTTTTCGCAAAATCACGAAGATGGCGTTGTGACTGAAGCCACTCTAATGACCACTTCTCAGGCCACACAGAGCGTTCTGAGCCATCATCATTGAGCATAATGGCTGGATAGTAGTGTGCGTTAACGTTCTGGTCTTTAATCCAGTTTAATTCTGGGTCTGCATATTCTTCAGCATATTTTCTAAATTGATCCATTACAGAGTTAGGCATTGTAGTAGTTCCCACAAATATCATACGAGCATAAATGTTCATAGGAGCAATATCATCAAAGACTGTATTTTTCTGTTGTCCAGCCTGGTATTCAGAGTAGTTCTTTTCGCCTTTTTCAATATCATCTAGAATAATCAAGTCTGGGCGTTGACCAAAAACTTTTTTACCTAGAGAGTTAGTGTCAATGCCATTAGCATCAAATATAAAATCATTGCTTTGAATAATACGCCAAGAATTACTAGCAAGAGACCTGCCAGTGGATGCAACAACCTTTGGTTTGCATAGTTCTGGATAGTCCATTTGGAGATATTCGTTGGTTTCAAGTTCGTTTTTAAAAGACATAAGATGAGTTTCAGCCTGTGACGCAGCATCGGAAAAGGCTGCAATGAACTTAACATGACCATGAGCAGCAGCCCACATAGGTAGTATAAGGAAGATCCAGGTTGACTTGCCACATTCTCTAGGTGCGATGAAGGCATCTCTATTCTCCTTTGGATTTTTTGGGGGGTTTATCCATTTTTTCCCATATTCAGCAAGATCCACATGGAACTCAGATAGGGTTATCTCCCCATGAGCATTGGTAAGGTGATGCGGAAGATAAAGTAAAGCGAAAAGCATAGGGTCATACTTAGTTAGTTCTCGTCTTCCCTCAGATATTGCCAATAGTTCTACAGGAACATCTTTAAGTATATCGGTTGCCAGCATTTAACCCTTCTTTGCCAAAATCTCATAAATATTATCTACACGTTCTTCAATTTTTTCTAATCTTTTGCTATTAATATCAACTTTATCTTTCATACTTGAGCCAGAATTAGGTTTGAGTTCTGCTAAGGTTTTAATCATATATCTAATCATTCCGAAGAATCCTCCTGTTATGCCTAGAATTATTACACCAACTGCAGTTATTATTTCTGGATTCATGGTTTGGCTACCTGTATATGGTTTGGATATTGAAAATACTGTAAAAATTTATCTCCGACAGCGAAAAAAAAGAAAAGGAAAAATAAATTTGATCGGGTACCCCCTTGCACATCAAACCTCAACGGCCAAACCTTGTCTATCCAAACCTTTCAAACCTTTGTCTTTCATAATCTCATTTCTTGCTTTTGCTGCATTGAGCAAATCTATAATAGCCAAATCAGATCCATCTTTACTTCTTTGTTCTTGAATGATAGTAGATTTGCCTTCTATCAGATTGATGGTTTGTATAGCCTTATGAACTGCATTAGATAGTTTGTTCAAACCATCACTATCCAGAGCATCTTGCATTAGACTCTCTACACATCTATCTAATACTGCTTGTGCCGCTATTAGTTTTTCTTTATCAGTATAGAATACTTTCATATCCCCCGCCATTTTTGCCAGGGTATCCATAGTAGGCATATCCAAACCTCTTTGTACAAACCATTTCTTTGCGGTATGGTAAGACTTAGGATATTGAAGATATCTAAGAGTAGGTCCAATACCCATTTCCTGGGCTGTTTCTATAAAGTCTGTAATT